AGTAAGGGTATGTGTTTTAGGTTCATCGCCTATTCCAGTACTTTTTAATATAGTAATTCCATCTTGGTCTATATTTAATGTAGAGGTATTTGTACCATGTTTTATATTAATTCTTTCTAGTCCAACGGTATTATCTAATTCAACTAAATGTCCACCAACAGTTTTTGTTACTTGGTTTGCATTTAAATCATCTACCTCTGTTGGAACGTCTGATGTTCCTGATTTGTTTCCATACGTACCTTGGAATCCTAATGAAGTGTCTATTGTCTCTTCTGTAAAAGACATAATGCTTCCAAGTATAATAGGATCCTGCGCACTTGGTCCATCACGGAAGAATCCAACCACCCATGAACCAGATAGTAATTGATGATTTTGTCCTATACCTTCTACGCTTGGAGAAGTGCTTGGCATCATAACTGTAGCAAATGGAAGATCTTCTGTTTTTACTTCTGTTTTATCATCCGTGTGATAACCGAAGCATCTTACTTTAACTCTATTTAATTTTTTAGGATCGTTAGTGTCTTCTACAACTCCTAAGAACCAATCAAACTGTCCACCTACAAACTGATCATCATGTCTTAACATTATTCTATACCTCTTTCTATAGAGTCTTTTTGTACTTTCAATTGCATCGTATAAGATTCTGGTCCTATCATGTGAGTGACACCAGTAACCAGATAATTATCTCCTAAAAATCTATCTAATGGTACTGTTGGTTGTTCTTGTTCTAGTGTATCTGAAGACTGAACAATTTTAAGTTTAATCTTTTTACCAACGGTCATATTAAAATCCCCTGATATAGAAAAGTTCTGAGTCATGAAATTCATAGTTGATAAATGGGATTGTGCTTTTAATAAAGTAATGTGATTCGGCTCATGATAATTTTTATGTGAAGGATATGCATCGGTATTTCTAGATATGAAATGATGCTTACCTTCTTTTAACTCATTTAATTTTCTATCTTTAAACTTTGTCAAATCACTAAAGGGTTTATTCTTATTAATTTTCTTTGGAGTACTTTTTTCATAATCGAAAAAGCTTTTCTTATAACTTTTCTTAGAGATGTCTAGAGAATGTAAAGTAGATGCATAAGATCCATTTGCCATGGCTTCTAACTTAGACATACCTAATTCAGATCCAAATTGATTTATTCTTCTAGATTGTTCGTCGTATGCTTCTTTTGTTCCCATCTCAAATTCAAAATAAGGTTTAAATTCATATTCATTATATATTTCTTGCTCTAATAAATTTTCATATGAATTAAATTGTACTCCATCCTGGGTTGTTTCGTAAAAATAATATGGAGTTCCATTATCAAATGCATTTCTTAATAACCAGTTAACAGATTGAATTGGTCTAAGAGTTGGATAAATTCCTTTAATTACCTCTTGAGTATCTGTATTGATTTCACATTTCTCTATTCCTAAATCTTTATCACAAATATTTTTTACTAATTGACCAATTGATCCTTGGAAAGATCTTCGTAATGCTTTAGTTTGATTAATATATAAATGTTTCGAAACACACCTTAACTTATAATATTGTGTTCCCGGATCCTGTCTTACGTAATTAAATACCTCTGCAATGTGTAATGACAATTCAAACTTTTCTTTTGAATCTCTATCTTCTCCACCAGCTTGCCTTTGTATTTTTAAAGATATCTGTTCATGACCATTTATTTGTGCAAATTCTAAAAGGTTAGTAGAATCTCTAACATAAAGAATTACCTCTAAAAAGGGTTTATTAATATCTTCATATATTTCTATTTTTTGAACTAGCTTTTTTATATCTAGTTCTTTTGAATCGTGGTGGGTTAATTTAGCATGTACAATATTAAATGCTTCTGGGTTAACCGAAACCGATCCTACTACTTTAGCTGTTCTAGGCATTTATTAAATTCTCAAATTCTTCTGCAAATTGTTCTACATAAGCAGGAGCAATAACTCTTATCTTAGATCTTTCATCGTTAATCTCTTCAACAACTGCACGATTTGTTTTAAATGATAAATCACTGGTTGGAACTCCACCTTGGACATATGCGGCATTTGTAACAGGTTTTTCTTCTTTGTCCCCTGTAACAAACCAGTGATGGGGAGCTTCTGCGTATTTGTATGCTTGATATGAGTCAACAAAATCTCCACTTGTTTGACCAGTTATTCTTTCTGTTGTGTTTGTAGGGAGTGTGGTAGGATCACCTAAGAAAGCACCAGTTACATCTTGAATTACTAATTGATTTAAATCCAAATCTTTTTTAACTAGTGTTCCTGTCGCTCCGGATGTTCCACCTTGGATTGTTTCTCCTAATTGAAATAGACCAGTAGTTCCTGTTGGTGTTATTCCTGCTAAAGAATTATTATGTGCTATAATAAGTCCATCACTTGTTCGGGAAATAACAGGATTAGTAGTTACTACATATCCTTCATATTCTCTTCCGATGTATGTTTGTAAATCTTCTTGTGACATTGGCCAAGCTTGTAATCCATCATGTAGAAAATCATTGATTATAAAAAGAGTCCAATAGAAGTTTTGATTACCATATAGATTCCTAGATACAATATCAGGACGTTCACCATTTCTGATTTCATAATAAGTATATGCTGAAGTATTATCTACAAAGTTTTGAAGAGGTCTAACACTTCTATAAATGTCGACCATATTATTAATAACACCTTGACGATTAAAATCGTAGGCTACTTTTGGGAATTGTCTAAAAAATGCCATTATCCTGTACCTTGATAAGATCCGGGTCTGCTGTAATCGTATTGTGGATCATCAGAACCATTACTGTTTTTATATAAATCTTTTCTTGTAAGCATTTTAGCTTCACTAAAGCTTAAGCTTATATCAACTGCAGTTGGTTGACCGTCGACAAAGAATGCATTACTATCTGGATTAAGAGTTGTTTCTACCCCAGCTAAATAACAATCGTGAATCATTGGATAGTGTTTGTTTTCACTTTCTCCCTGAAAGAATTGTATTTTAAATTTAGGTGGATATTCCAAAGAGAATCCTGTTTTAGTATCAGGGTACATATATTTTCTAAAGAAGTTTTCTATACGTCTTGCATCCTCTGCTTCATCTGGTGATTCTGGAACTAAACTAAAGCCGAAAGAAAATTGTCTTAAATTAACCCCTTCAAATGCTAATGCTGTTTGTGGATTAAAAGCTACTCCTTGTTCCATTGCTGCTAATGCTGCGGTACCACCATCGCCAGTTATACCTTCAATTGCTTTTAATCCCATAACTGTTTTATCAGTACCGCTAAAAACCTCTGAAGCTTTAACTCCATCTCCTCTATCCTGAACTTTCTTAGCAGCATTCAATGCTCCTAATTCTATTCCATTAAAATTTGCCCCATCTGATACCTGGAATCCTGTGGGTATAAAAAGATGTACCCGTTCTAATTCTTCTGATATCTGCTCTGCTGCTTTTCCTGTAAGAGAAAAACATACATGTGGCATTCCATCATCAATCATAGATCTTAAACTTCTTGGGAATGCGATTATTTTTGTTTTTGCTGACATATTTTACCTGTATAAATAGTAGTAATATTAAAATGTTTATAGGTTTATTTATATGAGTTATAAAGGCAAATACAAAATTAAGAAGAAAGAAAAATACGCAGGCGATGCTAGCAAAGTCGTATATCGTTCTTTATGGGAAAGACAATGCTTTAGATGGTGTGAAGACAATCCAAAAGTAAAGCTATGGAACTCTGAAGAGGTAGTTATACCATACAAATATGAAATTGATAACAGATTACATCGTTATTTTGTAGATTTATTAGTCCAAATGAAGAATGGAGATACATATTTAGTAGAAATTAAACCGAAAAAAGAAACAGTTCCACCAAAAAAACCAGCTAGAAAGTCTAAAAAGTATCTAAAAGAGGTATTAACCTATGTTAAAAATCAAAATAAATGGGAAGCAGCTTCGGAATACGCTGATGCTAAAGGGTGGAAATTCCAGGTTTGGACAGAAGATACTTTAAAGAATTTAGGTATCAAACTACTGAAGAGTTAGCATAAATAGATATATGGCAAGTTTATTCGATACATTAGCGTCCCAGGCATTCCGTGCAGGAATCCAGACAAGAACCAATGACAGTAAAAAATGGTTTCAAAAACAAGTAAGAGAACTTGGAACTGTTAGTCGTGAGAAAGTTTTAAAAGATGATGCATTAGATAAAGTAGGAAAAACACTTGCTGGAAATATGTACATGTATTTTTATGATCCAAAGTTTAAAGAAGTATTACCATACTACGATAGATTCCCATTAACAATCATGTTAGAACCTGCAAAGGGGGGTTTTTATGGACTTAATTTACATTACTTAAATTATAAAACAAGAGCATTATTTCTAGATGAACTAATGGCAACTGCACCAGCTAAAATAACAGATAAGAGTAGGATCAGAGCAAGATATAAACTACTGAAGGGTGTAAGAAAATTTAAAGAATTTAAACCTTGTTTTAAACATTATTTAACTGGACATATTCAATCAAGAATATCTAGAGTACCAATGGCAGATTGGGAAATAGCTATATTCTTACCAACAGAACAATTTAAGAAAAAAGGTAAAGTTGCAGTTTGGGCTGAGTCAGCTAAGATTGCTAGGAGAGCTTAATGAGTATAGACGCTTTAAAATCTACGATAGGAAAGAAAGGTGGATTAGCCCCACAAAATAGATTTCAGGTAATCTTTGCTCCTCCTGCAATTTCTTTACTTAATCTAAATCCACAAAACATAGTAGGATCAATTATATCCGGTGGATTTAGTAT